TCCTTTGTATGGCGTGTTGCATGACCTTGCAAACGAAGAAACAACCAGCTTAAATTTCCGCGAGGCTTGTCTAGCTTCTTTATTGTTATGGGGGAATGCATACGCAAGGATAGAGAGACAGGCGGGGCATGTTACAGCGTTATGGTTTTTGAAACCGCAAAGAATGGAAGTCTATCGGGATAAACATAGCGGACAATTAATGTATAAGTATTTAGATGAGACAGGGCAAACGATAGAGTTTAGTCAACGTGAAATATTCCATGTAATAGGCTTTTCATTGGACGGCATAAAGGGAATGTCCCCCATACAACAAGCAAGGCAGACGATAGGGCTAAGCATAGCAACCGAAGAATACGGAGCGAAGTTCTTTTCAAATGGCGCAAGACCCGGCGGGGTGTTAGAAACAGCGGGAGTCGTGAAAGACCCCGAAAGGCTAAGAGCTTCATGGAATGCGCAGTTTCAAGGAAGCAGAAACAGCCACAAAATAGCGGTACTTGAGGAAGGTATAAAGTATCATTCAATCGGGATACCGCCCGAGGAGGCGCAGTTTCTTGAAACACGCAAGTTTCAGCTAACCGAGATATGTAGAATATTTAGAGTGCCGCCTCATATGATTGCGGATTTGGACAGGGCGACATTTTCAAACATTGAACACCAAGCGATAGAGTTTGTGCAGCACACCCTAAGACCGTGGATAGTGAGGTATGAACAGGCAATATACAAATGCTTACTAAGTAAGGAAGAAAGGCATATCTATTACGCAAGGTTTAATGTCGATGGGCTGCTTCGGGGAGACTATCAAAGCCGTATGCAAGGTTATGCAATAGGGCGACAAAACGGTTGGTTGTCTGCAAATGATATTAGGGAACTTGAAGACATGAATCCAATTGAAGACGGAGATATATATCTTGTTAATGGCAATATGGTACCTGCAACAGGCAGACAAACGCAAGACGAAAAGAAATCAACTAGAGCAAGAAAGCTAAAGGAGGAAAAAAGAGGCGATGGTTAAAAGAGAAGAACGATGCGCTGACGTTACCGAACTAAGAGTACAGCCAAAAGACGAAAACGGACAATCGGTAATTGAAGGGCATGCGGCTATCTTTGATAGTTTAAGCCAAGATTTAGGCTTTATGTTTCCATTCAAAGAGCGTATAAACAAAGGCGCATTTAAGACAAGCTTAGAAAAAGATGACATAAGAGCATTATGGAATCACGATGCAAATTATGTGCTAGGGCGAAACAAAGCAGGAACGCTTGAACTTACCGAAACAAACAAAGGACTAAGGGTGCGGATACACCCACCCGATACACAATGGGCAAGAGACTTAACGGAAAGCATAAGGCGTGGCGATGTAACGCAGATGAGCTTTGGGTTTGTGGTGGAAAAAGAGACTTGGAGTGTGGAAGGGAAAGAAGATATCCGGACGCTTGAACAGGTCAAGCTATACGATGTTAGTCCCGTAACGTTCCCTGCATATTTAGATACAGATGTGGGAGTAAGGAGCGCGATGGAGAGATACAACAAGTACAAGCAAGAAAAAACAAAAAGAAAGGCGGAGTTTGAGCGCCTAAAAGCGAAATTCAAGAAATAAAAGGAGAAACAAACAGTATGAACAAAGTAGAGAAAATGAGAGCAAAGCGCGAAGATTTGCGCCTGCAAGCAGTGGGTATTATTAACCGTGCCGAAGCAGAGGATAGATTTCTAACAGATGAAGAGAATGAGGCGGTTAAGAAGTTTGAGGAAGAAATCGCTAAATGGGACGAAAGCATCAACAGAGCAAAGACCGTTCTTTCAATCACAAAAGCAAGAGAGGAAGAAACAGAAGAAGGAAATGACACAGGCGAAGGTGAAAGTAACAGCAGGAGCGAAAAAAGGAATGTAAAGTCAAATCCCACAAGTGATGAGCGAAAGTTCAGAAGTTTTGGTGAACAGCTTGCATCAGTTTATAGAGCGGCCGTGCCCGGAGGAAAAATAGACGAAAGATTATCAACACGCGCAGCTTTAGGACTTAACGAGTCAACCCCGTCCGACGGCGGTTTTTTAGTTCAGCAGGATTTCGTTTCCGAACTGTTACAAAAGACTTTTGAGACAGGAGTGCTGGCAAGCAAGGTCAGGAAAATTCCCATTTCAACTAATGCAAACGGCTTAAAGATTAACGCAGTAGATGATGACAGCAGAAAGGAAGGTTGCCGTTGGGGTGGAGTACAAACCTATTGGGAATCGGAAGCAGAACAGCTAACTGCAAGCAAGCCAAAGTTCAGGCAGATGGAATTAAGCCTCAAAAAGTTGACAGGCTTATGCTTTGCAACAGATGAGCTGCTAACAGACGCAGCAGCATTAGAGAGCGTTATTCGTCAAGCATTCGCAGAGGAGTTTGCGTTCAAGATAGATGATTCAGTTATAAGCGGGACGGGAGCAGGACAGCCTCTAGGAATATTAAAGAGTAAAGCACTAGTAGTTCAAGAGCTTGAAGCGGGGCAAACAGAAAAGATTATCGCCGAAAACATTGTGAAAATGTGGTCAAGGCTATGGGGAAGAAGCCGCGCAAATTCTGTATGGTACATAAATCAAGAGATAGAACCACTGCTTTACACCTTGACGGTAGGTGATAAACCCGTGTATATTCCCGCAGGCGGACTATCAGAAACACCATACGCAACACTATTTGGCAGACCGGTATTGCCTCTTGAGCAATGTTCGGCGCTTGGCGAAGTGGGCGATATAATACTTGCAGACGCAAGCCAATATCTATTCATAGATAAAGGAGGCATCAACGCAGCATCAAGTATCCACGTGAGATTCTTGTACGATGAAAACGTGTTCCGCTTCATATATCGTTGCGACGGCCAGCCTATATGGAATAAGCCAATCACACCATACAAAGGTTCAGCAACCTTGTCACCATTCGTAGCATTAGCTAAGAGAAATTAAGGAGGAGTTATGTTACTATTACCAAAAATAACAAAGATAGAGGGCGGAGAGGCAAGTGTCACTTCGCCAAAGTTTGATTTAGCAACAAAACAGGCTATGGTTTTTCTTGTGGGTGCGTCTGAAACACCCCTTACCTTAAAGGTAACAGGGTATAAAGGCGAAGAAAGCAAGGAAATATCATTCAAAGGCAAAGGACTTGCCGATACAGATTGGACACAGGTGACAGAGGAAGGACTAAACCTAGAAACCACAGGTGATTTCCTTGTACTTGTAGAATCTAACAAAGTTTCTCACGATGAACTAGAAAGTATAACATTAACCCTTGACGGCGGAGAAGAGGGCACTACACCGGAGACGATATTTGCATTCGAGATAGCAGGCCGTTACAATCCACAATGAACAAGGTAACGGTATCAGAGGCTAAGCGGTACTTAGGACTAGATGGCGAGGAGCAAGACAAGCTTCTCGCCTCTTTTCTAACTTCAGCTGAACATATTGTGGAGAAGGTACTAAGAACACCGATAACAGAAGAGACACCGGAGATAGTCAAAACAGCAGTGTTATATATTGTTTGGCAGTTGTACTTTCATAGGGACAATAGTGAGTTTAAGGCTTCCGAAATAGAAGGAACGGTTGCCGTAATGCTTTCAGACTTGCGAAAGTCAAAGTTTTAAGGGAGGCGGAATGAGCCAAATCAAAGACAAGCTTATAGGTATATTTGAAGTCAAAGCGGAGCGGGACTTAGGCGGTAACGAAGTAAAGGTAAAGAGGTATATCCATAATAGAAACCGACTGCACGCATACGTGAGAGAGTTATCGGAACGAGAAAAGTTTGCAGCAAAGGAAGCAGGAGCAGAGACATCAATAATGTTTAGACTAAACTACAATAAAAAGCTATGCACAGGACAATATATAGAGTTTCGCGGAAATACATATGTGATAGTTAGCGTTTATGGTTTTGAATACTATCAAAGAGATTTGACGGTAAGAGCAGAAAAGGTAAAACCGGAGGTATACGACTATGAAGAATATACTGAACAGTAATGTTAGACAAAGAAGCAAGCGGGATTTGAAAAAGGTATTCAAAGAGTGCCGATTTAAAGACGGATTAACACAAGACGAAGAAGGAAATACCGTAGGCGGTAATTTTGTTTATTATTACAACAAATCACGTGACGGCGAGATAGGCAATTACATTATTTATGAAGTAATAAGCACAGACGCTATAAGGAGAGCAGATGACGCAGTAATAGGCAGAGAAGTGTTTGCACAAATAGATGTCTTCAGTCTCAAGAGTTTTGAGAGCAAAGCATTGCAAACTACACTTGCAAAGTTGGAAGAAAAACTGACAGAAGTCGGTTTTGAGGTTGAAGCGAGGGAAGAAGCCTATGAGCCAGATACAAGGCTGTACCATCAGGTGTACTTTGTAAGCAAATTATATTTCTAAAAGGAGGAAAACAAAGATGGCGGAATTTGTAGATATAAGCCAGTTATACGAAACAGGCAACCGCAAGTTTTTTGCGGCAGAATTAAAAAGCGACAATACATACGGAGAAAAGACTTACCACGAAGGATTGGTGGAAGTGAAACTAGACTTCACGCAGGAGATTACAGAGATAAGCGCAGATGATAATCCCGCTTTTATAACATTAGGTAGTGCGGTGACAGGGTCTGGAACGGTCAAGTTTGCGATATTACCTTACAGTGTGTATTCAAAGTTTTTCAATGTAACAACAGATATGAACGGAGCTGTTGTAATATCGGGAAAGAGCACTAAACCAAAGCAAGTTGCTTTCGGCTACTACTCACAGGTGGGCGATGGGTCGGAAAGTATGTTTACAATCTACAAGGCATCTTTCTCACTGCCAAGTCTAAACAGCGTAAGCTTTGACGGCAGGACAATAAGAGATTTGACGCTTGATGTTAAGATTGCGCCGTACTCATACACCGATTCGCAAGGAAAACAACAGCAAGCGACATATAGCATCATAAATAGCGAAAGCAATAAAGACATATGGTCAGATGTGCAAGATGAAATATATATACCCGACAAGGCGGTGGGATAATGTACGGACTTGTGAAAACATTAGATGACGGTCAAGGCGGAAAAATAAAGCTAGTAGGAAATGCCTTGACCTTTATTTTATACAAAAGCTACTTTGGAAGGGATTTATTGAACGACATAGTGGCGTTTGCGAAAAACAGTGCCGATATTGAAACAATAAAGCGTTTCAATAATCTTAAAGTCAAGACAGCAGATGATTTAGCACTACTGACAGAGAGTGAGCAAAAGCAATTGCTAACAGCCGTAGGCGAATACAGGTTTGATACAGAGTTTGTACTTAACTTCATAGCAGCGCTAATAGCAACGGCAAAGTACCCGATAAAGCCTGATGTTACGGATTTAATCATTGAAATACCGCCGTGGTGGATAGCCGACAAAACAATCATATCCGAACTTATGGAGTTCTTATCGCTGTTCATAACAGATAAAAAGAACAAACCACAAAGCAATGGAGGTGGTCTTTAACTGTGCCGTAGAGGCAGACTTTACAACGCAGTTACTATACGCAAGCATTAAAACTGGAGTCCAAGTACACATAAGCGATATGGGATTGAATGTTTTGTTTGATTTATTAAATTACACAGCGGAAATTGACAGCGCAGCATTAACAGCAGTAGACGGAAAAAGTGTTCGAAAGAGTAAACCAATGAGCGTAGCCGAAATGACAAAGACCGGGAGAACAAGACTATGAGTGAATACAATGACGGTTTGACAGAGGCGTTTGGAGAATACTTCACAAAGTTAGGCAAAGTAGGCGATTTAGCGATTGAAAGCATAAAGGAACAGATAGATATAGAAACTGAAGCTGTTGAAAAGTCAATTATAGATAATACACCAAAAAAGACAGGCGAACTTAAAAAAAGCCTTCGTAAAACTAGGATTAGTGGTAACAACCGCTATGGTTACCGCCTTGAATATGAAGGTAACGACCCCGATGGTACACCTTATGCTAAGATTGCAAACATACTAAATCACGGAACAAGTACCATAAAGCCAAAAAGGTTTATGACAAGGGCGATAAAAAAACTAAGGGGACTGGACAACAGAGTGCAAAAAAGGTTTGAGGAAAAGACAAATCGTATGGGCAATTAATTCGACATATATACGGTCTTCGTGTTACAATTATTTAATAATATTCAAAAAAAGAGGTGATAATATGAAGATTTGGCAAATTATGCTATTAATTATTGTTGCACTGTTAGGGGTATTGTATATATATCTAAAAACCTTAAAAAAAGGTGATGCAGGGGAATTTGGTACAAAGCTTGTGCTAAAATTTTTAAGAAAGGAATATAAAACGATACACGATTTAACTTTTGATGACGGCGAAAAGACAGTGCAAGTTGACCATTTAGTAGTATCACCCTATGGTATTTTTGTTATTGAAACTAAAAATTATAGCGGAACAATTTATGGCAAAGAAAATTCTGAAAAGTTTACCCAATATTTAGGTAAAAATCGTAATGAGTTTTATAGCCCTATAAGACAAAATCGAGGGCACATTTATTCTCTAAAAAAGGTTTTAGGCGAATACAAATATATATCTATTATAGTTTTTTCAGGAAACAGTAAACTAAAAGTGGAAACTGACACCTTTGTAGGATACATAGGGCAAGTAAATAAATATATAAAATCTCATAAAGAGAAAGTAATGGATACACAACAAGTAAATGAAGTTGTGGAAAAGATTAAAGGGATTTCTTTAAAAGGGTTTAAGGTACATCAACAGC